GGGGCGAGTCGAGCAGGGACTTCATGGCGCGCAGTTCATCGGTGAGCCACTCCAGCAGCAGCACCGTGGTGACGCCCAGCCCCTTGCCCTTGAGAGCCCGGTTACGCCTGGTCTCCCAGGTCCGCGCCCGCTCGCCGGCCAGATCCGCCAGGATCCCGGCCAGCGCGTCGTTCTGCTTGGTGATGCCGCCGCTCTCGCCGCGGATCTCCGGTGCTTCGATGTCGCCGTCGTCCAGGTGGGCGGCGAGGTGGTTCCAGGTAGCTCGGCGTTCAGCGTCGGCCATGCCCTGGCCCTTGGTGCTGTTCAGCGCGCCGACCCCGGCCATGCAGGCACGGAGGTTGGCCTTGCCGTCGGGGTCGTGGTGGAGGAACCCGTAGGAACCCTTGACCCCGGGGTCGGCGGCCGGGTCGACCCAGGCGTGCATGGCGCGCAGGTCGTCGATGGTGGCACCCTCGGGGATGAGCCGGCCGGCGGCGGGGAAGTCCCACTGCTTGGCGCTGACCGGGGTCTCATGCGGGCGGATGGCCGCCGCGTAGTCGGTGGCGGTCACGATCCGCCTCGCCTCCTCGATAGAGAATCCGCTGTCAGCGAGCGCCTTGGCGGACAGGGTTCGGGTGTTCACGCCGGCGCCGACGAGCACCGGGGAGACCTCGGGGACGACCAGCCGCTTCAGGAACCGCACGACCTGCCCGGCGAAGGTGCCCTGCTCGGCCTCGATCGCGTCGTAGCCGTAGGACCACTGCTGGCGGGCGCCGAGCTGCTTGACGACGGTGAAGGTGTCGCGCCCGGCGGCGGTGTCCATGAAGAACTGGCCGTCCAAGATCGCCTCCGACTTGGTCTGCCGGATACGCCCCTTGCCGACCGGCAGCATTCCGCCCCAGCTCGCATGGCCGTAGTTGGAGATGACGACCTCGGCGCCGTCCTCGAAGGCCCCCGGGACGGTGACGTCCTTGTCCTTGTCGATCACGTTGAAGGTCGCGAACACCGCCGACACCTGCCCCTTGGCGGCGTCCTTGACCTCAACGCGCTGGAGCGGCTTCGAGTCCACTTGCCCTCCCGTTAGGGGATGCGCCCTGGCCGTTGGAGCCGGAGCCAGGCGGCTGCAGTTGCACCGGCAGCAGGCCGGTGTGCTGGCCGAGGAGCCGCGACAGGTCGTTGGTCTGCAGGTAGGCCACTGCCGCGTCGGGCTGGAACCCGCCATCGACCAGTTGCCGCAGCGCCGCGGCGTTGCGCTCGCGGATGGCGGCGCGGTCGTCGGCGTTCTCCTGCAGGAACGGGATGTTGCGGTCGTCGTACCAGAGGCTCGCGCCCGCCCTCGGCGGGCTCACCAGGCTGGAGAGGCTCGCGGCGGTCTTGGACCACAGGTCGCAGAGGGTCATCTCGGCGAAGCTGCGCTTGGCGGCGGTGTAGTTCCCCGCGTTCAGGGTCGACCCCTCCAGGCCCTTGGCGATCTGCAGGATCGCCGCAGGCACCCCCGCCGCCATCGCCACCCGGACCTCCCCCGAACCCTGGGTGTTGGAGAAGTCCAGACCCCGGAAATCGAAGGACAGCGGCCGCACGTCAGCGCCACCAGCCAGAAATAGCGTCTTGTGCGCCTTGTCGGCACCCTGGTGGGCCTGCTTGAACGTGGCGACGAACTTCTCGAAGGCTTCCTGGCCGGTGTCCTTATCGAACACGATCGCCAAGCTCGGGGTCGCGCCGTTGGAGAACACCCGGCTCTTGTGGACGGTGGCGAGCTTGTCGGCGCGGATCTCCTCGATGATCGGGGTGATCCAGCTCATCCCGCGGAACTTCGCGTCCGGGTCGGGAATCGGCGAGTAGTGGCACACCTCGCCAGGCAGCAGCACCACCGGGTCGACGGTCGGGAACCCCCCGCCGAGTGGCGGCGGCTCGTACAGGTAGCCGACCACCCGTGCGTCCAGGGCGTTGGGGTTGCCCGACGCCGAGTCGATGATGATGGTCGTCCAGTCCGGGCGCATGTGGACGATCCGCCGGGACGCCGACCCCATCGCTGCTCGACCCAGACGCCCGCGGTCGTCGGCGACGGTGGCGTAGTAGTTGCCCGCGAGGCTGGCGGTGACCTCCATCCGGGACAGCAGCTCCCCGGTGGTGCCGTTCGGCCACGGGTTCTCCAGCAGCGCCAGCTCTGGGGAGCCGAACAGGTCGCCGGGCTGGCCGTTGCGGAACTCCCGCCACTGGAACCGCGCCTGGGAGTAGACGCGCTGCCGGGCGGCGATGGCGGCGAACACGATCCCGTCGGCCTTGTACGCGGACTGGATGTAGCCCGCGTAGTTCGGCTCGATCTTCTCCTTGTCGCCGTACAGCGGCGTGGTCGACAGCAGCGGCCAGGTGAGGGCGTCCCAGGTCCAGAACGGCGGCTGCTCGAACGACTTGCGGCCAAGAGACCGGCCGCGCCGCGCGGCGACGGCCTCCAGCATCCCCACGGCTACCCGGTCCTGCTACGCGGCATGGCCTCGACGGGTCCGGGGGGCTGCATGCGGGTGCGGCCCGCGTCCCAGCCGGTCAGCACCGCCGCCCACGCGAACTCCGCCGCCGTCCACACCAGCGCCGCGCCGAACCCCAGCGCCAGGAACGGCGGCATGAGCAGGCTGAGCAGCGCCCGGCCGAGGTCGATATCGGTGGCGCGTTCGCTGATGCGCTCGACGGGGACACGGTCAAGGATCGTCATGATGTCCTCTCACTCCCACGCGACGAGCGGGGTCGGCTTCTGCTGGTCGGTCAGGTACCCGCGGGTCGCCAGGCCCCAGCCGGCCAGGGTCACCGCCACCAGCGGCGTGATGTCCACCGTGATGCCCTTGCGGGTCCATAGCCACCGCTCGCCGAGGTCGCGGCGCAGCGCCCCCGCCAGCGCGACGTTCAGGTCCGGCTGGTCAAGGTGCCGCAGCGACGCCGGGTCATCGACGTCGGGGTTGGCGCCGGTGGCATCGTAGAACGCCCCGCACGCCCCCGCGATCTCCGCCACCGACGGCTTGGCCAGCTCCAGCCCCGCAGCCTCCGCCTCCGGGATCAGCGAGTTCGCTGGGCCCGACGGGGCGATCACCACCGCGCACGGCCGCCACCGGTCGGCGAGCTGCCGTAGCCGGGGCACGACCCACGCGGTGCCGCGGCGATGGTCGGGGGTGCCGGCGTCGTCGCTGGTGATCTCCACATGCAGGTTGCCGTCGGCGCGGCGGCCGGCCACCCCGATGCTGGCCCAGGTGCGGTCGGGGTTCACGTCGGCGGCGAACGCCAGCGGCCCGGTCGCCTCGGACGAGGGGTCCACCAGGGCCCGCCAGGCCGCCTTGGGGATGACCTGCCACTCCTCCGGCACGTCATTCGGCCACCAGTTGAGGTACGCCCTGGTGAACTCCGGCAGCTTCCCCCGCGCGGTCCAGCTCAGGTAGTCGGCGCGGATCGCCTCTTCCTGCACCGTCTCCCCGAGCGCCGGCATGCAGGCCCACCACGTCTCGCGGCTGCCGGGGTCGGCCTCCGGTGGCGCCGACCACTCGAAGTAGGCGACAGAGGAGGCCAAGCCCGCCTCGACTGCGAGCCGGCCGGCGTCGACCTTCTCGCGCAGGTAGACCGACTTCAGCGTCCCAGCGGTCGAGAAGATCCAGAGCTGCGGTTGTGGCCGGGTGACCATCGCGGGGCGCATGCCCTGCTCCACCCGGTCGTCCTCGTGGGCGAATGCCTCGTCCACTGCGCCAAGGTCCAAGGTGTCGCCGTGCACGGCGTCCTCGGTCGGGGCGTCCAGGCCGTGCAGTGAGCCGTTGCGCCAGCGGATGGCTTCCTGGCCGATCTGCTTGCGGACATTGAAGCTGGACCGGAACCGCGACTGCTGGAGGGTGATGACGTGCTCGTCCTCCCACTTCTTGCGGGCGTGCAGCCGGCTCTGCGCGGTGTAGACGATCCGCTGTCGCGTTCCGAACCCGAGGGCCCGGTGCACCATGACGGCCAGCATGAGACAGGTCTTTCCACTCTGTCTCGGGACTGTCAGGACGATCTCGCGGTAGGCCAGCCGGCCGGTATCAGGGTCGATCTCCAGCGCCACGTCGGCGACCAGTTGTTGCCACGGCATTAGCGGCGTGCCCAGCGCGGTGGCGATCCTGGCGACCTCGGCCCCGCGCGTCCGCCGTTCGAGATTCCTGGCCGTCGCCCACCTCGGTGAACAGCGAAGCGACGAAGGCGTCTCCAGTGTCGCTGTCACCGCGTCGCTCCAGGGCATCGAGGGTCGTCCGCAGTTCGCGGAGGTTAGCGGCTGTCGCCATGTCCGGGCGCCCCTCCCGCTCATCCAGCGCCCGAGCGACCACGTAGCATGCCTCGGCCAGGGTCGCCTGCGCGCCCACGAGGTCCCCAAGACCCTTCACGAAACGGCGCGCGCTCCGCTCGATCGGACCCCGCCTCATGCGCGAGTACACACAAACGCGGAGGC